ATTTCGTTGTAGAGGTTGTCGGATTTCTTGAGATTCGTGTCAACCAGAGTCGTCGTGGACCCGTTGGCAGTCATAGTGCCTTCGTAGGCCGCACCTAAGTTGTAGCCGATCGACACGCGTAATTCTTCACGCGTTTGTGTTAGTAGAACTGCCACGGGACCTCGCTAACTATTTGGTTTCTGGGTGCTTCTCTTTGCGGTGACGATCGAGGTTCGAACGTCGGGTTTTCTTCAGGTTCGCGCTGGACTGGAAACAATCTTCGCCGGCAACCGGGCAAGTACCCGTGGCCTCGGCCTCTTTGAACTTGCTGTTCCAGACTTCAGCTTCCGTCATGGCTGCAGGAGCCTCGGGAATCGTTTGATCGATTACCTCGCCCTCTGGGTCGCCGGCAGCAATCTCTTCCGTCACAGCTCGAGTCTCTTGCTGGACAGCGAGTGTGCGAAGAATCAGGCGGCGTTCTTCACGATCTTCCTGGCGCTCGATCTCCAGAATGTGATCCTCGAGAGCCTGGAACTGCCGGGTGTGCTTGTTACGAACGTGCATCCGAATGTCGAACTCAGATGAGAGATTCGACTTCGTGCAAACTTCGACACCCCACTCATCGGCGATCGCTCGGTACTTACCGTCTGCGTGGAGCCAGCACTTGCCATGTCCTACCTTCGGGCGGAATCCTGGGTCGCTCGTGGTGAATGCGAGCTTCCCGAAGTGCTCACTTCGACTATCGTTGATTCGCTTCCGAAGCTGTGCCGGCAGCATGTTCGCGTTGCAAACGCTGGGGTCGCCTGTAAAGCGGTGATAAACCATAATCCAGCCGGGATCCGAAACCTTCGTGACCGTGATCGGCTGATCGAAATTATTCTGAAGGCCAGGAGCCTGAGTCCCGGTGATGATCGACTGTTCCAATCCTTCGCTGATGTCAGCGGAGCCCTGTGGCTGTACCACTTGAGTTTTAGGGCCCTGATTGATTAGGTTCTGCTCGAGTTCCTGCGCCTCAGACTCACTCGGATCTACGCCTACATTGGCGAGTTCCTGCAGAATGATGTCGGCCTCAGACATTGCGGGTGGTTGTAATGATTCCGTAGTCATTGTCTAGTTGCCTCCAATGGCAAATTGCCGCTTATTGCGGTTCTGTTTCCTGTCGATCTGTTCGTGGTATCCACTAATCAGATCAGTTTGGTTTTCAAGAATTTCACTTGTGTCGAAGGGGTTCTTGTGAATCCCCTCGGCTGCGTCAATCAGACTGCCAACGGTTTCTTCAAACCAGTAGCTTTTCTTCCCAGCAGGTACTTGCTGCGGTCGCTGATTAGCGAGAATCACAGTTTTGTGCTGTTGGTTAAATCCTCCACCGGGTATGCAGAAGCCTTCCACCTTGAAATTCGCTCGGTCGCCCATATCCCATTCGAACTCGGCCAGCCCATCGTTTCTGACAACGTGTACCACGCGGTAGCGATGGAACGCTTTGCTGTCAGGCGTTTTGTGGTCGATCTCGTACAGAACGTAGGCATCCTCGCTCATATCAACGTGGTCGGTCTTCGGCAATACCCCGATGGAAGAATAATCACTCATGGTGACTTATACGGTCCAGTCACGGTTTGCCGTGATCGAGATGTAGTCAACGTCAGCGGTTTCAATCGCGGCGCCATAGGTGGCAACTATCAGAACAACCGCAAGATCGGTGGAGGTCGAAACCGCACCGGTCTGAGTCTTCTTCAGAACGCCGTTTAAGAACCAACGAGCTGTTCCGTTGTTACCAACTTCCAATCTCAAAACGTCAAACTCACCGGCAACAGCGTCATCGTTTAGGTCTAACGCCGTAGAGTCAGTCTCTCCGGTAGTCGTCCCACCGTTGAATACTGCGTGCCAGTCTTCGTCGTCCGTGAGTTCTGCCGAGAGGTAGAAACCACAGAGGTCTGAAGCTGTGAGGGTCATGGTAGTGCCGTTCCCTACCATAGTCCCGCCTTCAATGATGGTCGCATCAATGTTCACATCGGTCAGACCGAAGTAGAACTCTTTGGTATCCAGGTTTTCAAACTGTACCCGGGCCTCAAGAACGATCGTTCCCATCTTCCCAACGTCAAACATCGTTGCCGTGGCAAGACCACAGGAATGTGCATCCTCGTTCGTGGTCGTAAGCCGACCAACACCGTTAAGTCCATCAGATTCGAGTAAAACGATACCCGAGTCGGTTTCCGCAATACCCTGGCCGATGACCCGAAGGCCGGCGGTTCCAAAGGTTCGCGTAGCTGCGGTGTTTGCAATTATGTCTTCGCCGCCAATGAAATCCTCAAAGATTTCAATACGGCCTTTACTGGCTTGTGCCATTGTTTTATGTCCTTACCGTCCCGGCCGTATACGACCGGGTTAGGGGGGGATTGTTCGACAGTAACCAACTTGATTACTTCCATTCACCTACTAAGAAGTAGGCGTTGTTGCGTCGGAAATGACTTCGAAAAGCTAGTTGCCGGCGGAACGCTCACCGTAGGCGTACTCGTCGTACATGAATACAGACGAAGCACCACCGCCGATTTGAGGCTCACGGCGAGTCTCTGAGCGTGGGGAGTGGCCCTGGACCAGAACAAGAGCGTCTTTTGCGAAGACTCCACCCTTCGCATCGGCATCGCCGTCGATGGTTAGGTTTCCGTCCTCATGGATGGATACACCACCGACGTCACCACGGAAACCGTTCTGGAAGGTGCGAGTCGTAAGACCCTGTTCAAGCTGTGCCTGAAGCGCACCAGAGGAAGGTTGGATCACTTCGTCTTCAATGTCCTTGATCTGGAAGCCGTGGAAGACTCCGTTGATCTCGGCCGTGAAGTTCGGCTCTGTGGTGTTAGAGGTAATTTGATACCTCGCAGCGCGAATGTGCCCTGTGGTCAGGGCGGAACCGGCTGAGTTCAACTGCGTAGTCGCGGCGTCGATCGCCGTGAGGCCATCTTCGTCTTTCTTACGCTGCATCGCGTTCTGTGCGAGCGAGCCAAATCTTGCGATCGACTTGCTAGACAGGCGGCGACCAACCCGGTCGGTAATGAGCGTCTGGATTCCAACAACTGTTGGAGTCACTGAGAACAACGTGTCCGACAACTGCTGCGGGTTGTCGAGTTCGGTGTTTTCGGTGACGCTCTGTGCGGTCAACTGGGCGAGAGAAATCTCGTTCCAGGTAAGGCCTGTATTAGAGGCAAGCGTTTCCTTGCTCACGAGCTGGGTCATAATTCCCTTTTGCTCACGAACGATTCGTGCAGCCGCTATTGCGGTCGGTAGCGAATCAGCAAGGCTATCAGTAACCGTTTTTCCGACGGCCATGATGCACCAACTTTTTTAGAGTTGATCTGGGTGCATTCCCTTGCGGCGCATTGCCGCGTCGAGAGCAACCAGATCAGTAAATGCTCCGCCTGAGTTGCCTGCTGCCGCGATGATCTGGTCGTCGGTCATGGAACCATCACCTTTACCAGAATCTACCTGCTGCTCTTCGCCACTCACCGGAACCTGTGCTTGAGTGAGTCGATCGATTTCGACTCGATTTTTTTCAGCTTCCCCGAGAGTCTTAGCAAGTGCTATGGCAGCATCACGATTTGTACCAGTGGATAGCATGATCTCACGTTGAGATTCGGGAACTCCATGCTCCCGCATCATATCGCTAACCTGCCCCACTTTTGCGTTTTCGGCGAGTTCGCCTTCTAAAAGACTGACTCGCGTATCTGCCTGTTCCCTGCCTTGCTGTGCAGTCCACTGATTATATTCAACCGTCGTGAGACGATTGGCTTCCGCAAGTGCGCCAGATTCATCTAAATCATCGCGAGTCTTGAGAAGGTGCTCATATGCACCATCTCGATACTCTTGAATAGCCCGTTGGGTTTGAGCTTGTGTGGTCTGACTTTCGGCTGTTGCAGCTCGCTGTTCAGCGGCATCTTGAGCCTGTTTTGCTTCAGTGATCTGACGTTGCACGGTCGACTCTCGAGCGTTCCAGGCTTCTGTGCCGGGTACTTTCTCGGACTCGGGTGCTTCGTCTCCTGCATTCGCTTCGGGTTCTTTCGCAGGTTCCGGTTCGGGGGCCGCGTCGCTGGTTGCAGGTACGCTCTCGGGTGTCGGGCCTGAAGCTGGCAAAGAGTCGGTCGACGTCACATCATGGATGAGTTCGTCTGTTGACTCTGGAGCTGCTTCAACCGCGGCTTCCTGAGTTTGCGCGCCTTCAACGGGCGTCGTGGTCATGCGATCCTCCTGATAAAGATTAGGTAAATCATACAGACTCCCCGCGCCTCTCTGCAAATTCTGGTAGTCTGTACTCGTTCACAGGTCGCTGTTAGGCTTATTTCTTACCCCGCTTGGGGTTCACGGCATAAAAGTCCAGCAGCGACCGATATGTGAACACCGTGGACTTGGAGCGGGGTATTTATTTGCCATTTTTCAAGTGGAGCAATTCTCAGGTTCCCGACGGATTCCTGAACATAGCACCGATAAAGCTGAAGTCGCAGCAGCAGGGTTAGCCGCCCGTCATGCTTCTCAGGTGCAGAGATAATGCGCGGAACCCTTCTCGGAGGGGGAAACCCTTTTAGGAAAGGGGAGGCTCAAACTCGGAAACCACTCAGGCTTCCTATCCTTCAGAACAGAGTGATCTTGGCGCCACTGTTCATCATCACGCTAAACTCTACTTCTTCTGAAGTTCGGACTCTTGAAGCCGCCTGTTTATAGCCTCTCTGGCACGACTAGAAGTGCCGGCACCGGGGAATTTT